TTCCAGCGCGAACCTTCGCACTGCCCTAACGGGGGAAACGGGCACGGGCGAGGTTGTATTTGCCACGTCCCCCACGCTAGTGACCCCAGCCTTAGGAACGCCAGCGAGCGGTGTCCTGACCAATTGCACCAGCGCGACACTCACGACTGGCAACAGCACCACGTCACCGGCCACCACGGCCTTTGTGCAGCAAGAGATTTTGGCCAATGTGGCGTCTGTGTATGTTTACCAATCTGTATCACGAACGCTGACCAATTCCACTGCGGTTCAGCGGATATTTGGCGAAAGCGCGGCGGGCGCGGTGACATTGGCGACTGGCATTTATGAGTTCAGTCTTAATCTGCTGGTTACTGGTATGTCTGCCACCAGCGGCAACGCTGCGGTTAATATCCTTGGTGCTGGCACCGCCACCTTCACAAGTGGGGATCAATCCATTTTCCTTGTCGGCAGCGAGAGTGATGGAACGGCACAGACATCAAGTTCGCAATATGGCTTTAATGACGGGGTGAATGCGCCAGTTGTTACGGCGGGGACATTAACCAGCCTTATTGTGAGGCTATCTGGTATCATTCGCGTTTCTGGCGCTGGCACAATTATTCCTTCGATTGCACTAACTACCGCAATCGGCACCGCCGCTATCTGGCCCGGCTCGCACTTCATTGCCCGCCGCATTGGTGGATCAACTGAATACACTAAGGGCACTTGGTCATAATGCGCATCCCGCTTAACCTTGCCCCTGGCCTCGTGACGGATGAAACCACGTTTTCGACCCCGGCGCGCTGGGTTGATGGCAACAACGTGCGCTTTTGGCTGGGCAAGCCCGAGACAATCGGTGGCTGGACTTCTGCTGTATCTGGCCTTGCTGGCGTTTGTCGTAACGCATTGGCTTGGATTGATATTAGCGGTACCGAAAACATTGCCTTTGGCCAGCACAATGCGCTGGAGGTTTATGTCGGCGGCGCTTTGTTTGACATCACCCCTGCTGGTTATACGGCAGGGCCGATTGATGGCGCTGGCGGGCCGGGATATGGCACCAGCGGCTATGGTGATGCTGACTTCGGGGAAAGCGCGTCGATTGGCTATCAGGCGCAAACGTGGTCTTTGCAGACCTATGGTGAGTGGCTGATAGCCTGTCCGCGCGGTGACACGATCTATAGTTGGGAAAACAATACTGCGGTAGTGGCGGCAGCGGTAACAAACGCGCCAGCGACTGTCGGCACTATCCTGGTCACACCAGAACGGCAGCTGCTGGCCTTTGGCTGCAATGAGGAGGTAAGCGCCACCTACAACCCGATGTGCATTCGCGGTAGCGATATTGAGGATATTACCGACTGGACTACCACGGCGGCGAATAACGCCTTTGAGAGCATCCTAGAGGGCGGCGGCATGATTGTCGGCGCTGCGTTGTTTGGGTCATATGTCGCGGTATGGACTGACACCAGCGTTTACCTTGGCCAGTTTATCGGGGCTGTTGGCCAGACGTATCGCTGGGATTTGGTCGATACCAATTGCGGGCTATTGGGGCCAAACGCAATGACGGTCTTTAACCAGACCGCCTACTGGGTCACGCCTGATCTGCAATTCTACGCATGGCAGATTGGCGCGTCACCGCAAATGATCCCGTGTCCTATCTTGCGCGACTTTGGCGATAACATGGTGGGGTCGCAAAAGGACAAGGTTGTGTGCACCGGGGTTAGCCGCTTTGGTGAGGTGTGGTGGTTTTACCCGGATGCCCGCGACGGGATCGAGAATAGTCGTTATGTGGCTATGTCAACATTCGATGGGGCATGGTTCAAGGGCCAACTTGCAAGAACCGCAGCGATTGACAGCGGCCCGACTGCCTTCCCGCTATATGTGACCTATGATGGGGCTTCCTACTGGCATGAAACCGGCAACACCGCTGATGGCGGGGTGATGGAATACTTCATCGAGAGTGGGGATTTTTATCTCGATAAAGGCCAGCGCAGGGTGGAGTTGCAGGGCATTTGGCCCGACTTCGAGGATCAAACCGGCGCTGTAACGCTCACCCTACGGATGCGCGCTTATCCGCAATCAGACGTGCGCGAGAAGGGGCCTTATACGCTGGCGTCTGGACGGTCTAAAAAGGACTTCCGCGCAGAGGGGCGGGTGGGCTCTGTGCTTCTGGAGGGATCGAGCGCACCGGCATATATGCGCCTTGGCCTGCCAACATTTGCAGCGGTGGTGACAGGTGAGCAATAGCTACTGGGATTGGCGCGATAGACTGGCCAAAGCTAATGATCGGGAATTCTGGCCGATGGAAGCCATTGACGCGATGCTGGCTGATGGAACAGCGCAGTTCTGGTGTGATGGTGAAGCTGCATTGGTTACGCGCATTTTGGAGTTTCCGGGCGGGGCGAAGGTACTGGATGCCATTGCTGGCGCAGGGGACATGAATGCGCTGTCGGAGAAGATTGAGCCTGCCTGCACCGCATTCGGCCAAGCGATGAGATTATCTCATTTGTTTGTAACCGGGCGGCATGGCTGGAAGAAAGTTCTAGGCCCCCATGGGTGGAAATTCCACCAGAGTATTTTGACTAAGGAATTGCACTGATGGGCAAGAAAACCACTACCACCAACAGCAATGAAACAGCGGTAACGACCCCCAATCTGTCGTCACCGCAGCAGACTGCGGTTGACAATTATTATAGCGGACTTGCCAATACGTTCAACAGCACGACACCGAACCTGTTTCAGGCCCCAGCCAATAGCTTGCAGCAGCAGGCATATAGCGGCGCGGCGAACCTTGGTGGCTGGCAGTCTGGGCTAGATCAGGGCAATGCGCTAGCCACCAATGTCGCGGGCGCTGGGCCAAATACCTATAACGCCGCCTATATCGGCGCGCAGTCTTTGCCGTCCGCTGGGCAATCAACCGCACAAACCACCACGGCTTCGCTGTTCAATCCGGCCAGTGCTGGCACCGCTCCGCAGGCTGGTTTCTTTGGTGCTACATCGGCGAACGCTGGCCCAGCATCAACGGTTAACTTGAGCGGGTACAACCCATCGCAGGCTGCTGCATCACTTGCAGGTCCGGCTGCGCAAGCTGGTGCACAAGGCTACGCCGCCGCGCAAGCCGCTGCGTCTTTGGCTGGCCCGGCCGCGCAATCTCAGGCTTCACTTGCTGGCCCTGCTGCGCAAGTCGGGTCGCAAGGATATACCGCCGCACAAGCCCAAGCCGCGCAGGTAGCCGCACTGGAGCGCGCGCAGTCAGCATCATTGTTGGACAATTTTGCGGCATACCAGAACCCGGCCACTCAGGCGCTGGTGGACACGACCCTTTCGGACTTCGACACTAACGCTGCCCAGACCCGTGCTCAGCAATCTGCTCAGGCGGCCAGAAACGGTGCCTTTGGCGGTTCGCGATACGGCATTCAGGAAGCGGCGACAGAGGGTGAATTGGCCCGCGCCAGGGCTTCTGCTGATGCTCAATTGCGGAACCAGGCATTTCTTAATGCGGCTGGCATGTCGCAGTATGATGCTACCAATCGCCAGAACACTAGCGCGCTTAATGCGCAAATGGCCAATAGCCGCGCAGGCCAGCAAGCCCAGATCGACAGCAGCACTGGCTTATTCAATGCAGGGGCGTTGAATGATGCCAATGCCTTTACGGCGAACGCTGGTAATCAGGCGGGTATGTTCAACGCAGGCCAGTTCAATGATACCACCCGATTGAACGCGCAGCTTGGAACGCAGAATAACCAGTTCAACGCTGGGGCACTGAATGATGTGAACACACTAAACGCTCAGCTTGGCACCAACGTCAACCTTGCAAATGCTGGATTTACCAATGACGCGAGCCAGTTTAGCGCTAACGCGGGCAATCAAGCCAGCCTGTTCAACGCTGGTCAGGCCAACGATATTGCGCAGTTGAACGCGCAACTTGGCACCAATGTAAATCTGGCCAACGCTGGATTTGCTAACGACGCTGGCCAATTCAACGCTAACGCCTATAACACTGGCGCGCTTTCCAACCAGGATGCGAGCAATCAATTCTCGCTCGCCAACGCTGGTTTTAATCAGCAGGCCAATCTCGCCAATGCCGCCGGACAGAACCAGAGCGCGCAATTCAATACCGGGCTATTGTCTGATTATGCCATGCAGAATGCCGGGTTTAACCAGCAAGCTAATATGGCTAATGCGGCGGCAACGAATACCGCCAACAATCTAAACGCGCAGTTGGGCACCCAGAATAATCAGTTCAATACTGGCGCGGCCAACGACTTTGCATTGCAGCAGGCGGCATTGAACCAGCAAGCCAGCCTTGCTAACCAGAGCACGTACAACGCAGCGGGCCAGTTCAACGCAGGTCAACAGGATAACGCGCTAGCGATGCAATTGCAGGCGGCTGGCTTGCTGTCGAATAATGCCAATTCGTATGCGGGCAATTCGGTTGCTGATATGAACGCGCAACTGGCGGCGGGCCAGAACCAGTATGGAATTGACTATCAGAACCAGATTGCCCCGTGGACGCAAATGCAGGTGCAGGGTGAATTGATGAACCCCGGCCTGATCGGCGCGACAACTGGTCAGACGATTAATTCGACCGGGACTAACGTGACAAAAGAAAAGCAGGGCCTACTTGGTCAGCTATTGTCAGCGGCTACAATGGGCGGTGCAGCCTATCTAGGTGGGCGGTGATAGTGTATAAGGTATTCAAGGAGGGCAAGCGGTGTCTCTAGGTTCTATTCTAAGTGGTGCTGGCCGCATGATTAGCAGTGCGCCGCGCCTTGGCCAGCCCCGCAGGGAAGAAGAAAACCAGCCCGGTTATTGGCAGGGTGGCGAAGGCTTCGGGTGGAAGGACGGCGCAGCATTGGCCCTTGCATCGATAGGCGATGCTTTTGATGCTAATGGCGGGCACGATCGCATCGGCATGATTATGGGCAACCGCAACGGAGCGATGGAACGTGCGCGCGAGGCATCCGCAGCAGCGCAAGCGGAGGCCCGCCGTCAAGCCGAACGGACGGAAGATCGGCAGTGGGGCAATGAGGATTATGCCACTCGACAGCGGATCGACGCAGAAGTAAACCCTCCCCCAGCCCCAGGCTCATTCGGCTGGTATCAAACCGCTAGTGAGGCTGAGCGCGCGGTGTACGACCGCTATAATCCTGAATTTGTCGCCACCGCGCAAGGCCCCGTTCATATGCCTCGCCGTCCGGCATTGGGCACGACCGAGCGCGATCCCAACGCAGCCCCCCCCTCAATGCAAAACACGCCAGCGCCCCAACTTGGCGCGAATGGGTTGCCAACCGAACTGACGCGCCAGCAATATCAGGCGCTTGTCAATGAAAGCGACGGCAACGCCGCAGCCGTGGACGATTACCTTGCCCGGATGGGCATCCAGGTCAGGAACTAAAAATGTCCCAATCTAATACCTACGTCGAAAATGGCGTTGTATGGCAGCGGAATAGTGATGGTACTCGCACGGCGGTGGGCTATTCAGACCCGGAGCCTGTAGGCGGGCGCAATCCACAATCGCAGGTTGATGGCGCTACAATCCCATCACAGATTGGCCAGCGCAATTCAGAAGCGGCCAGCGCTGGTGCTGGTGCACAGGTGGATCAGGCCACGATTGACGCGCGTATTCGGCAAGAGCGGGCAACCGCTGACCGCATGGAGGCAGACGCACGTCTAGCAGCGCAAAATGCAGAGGCAGGACCAGCCCCGCGCGAACGTCAAAACGCGGTATCCAGCAACGCAACTGGGGCGCTGGAATTGCTGCGCGTGATTGATGGTGAGGGCGGAATACAGGGCATCTATAATCGCGACTTTGAAAATAATGGTGTTTTATCTCTACAGGAATACACCTATGGCGGGCTAAATCAGAGCGAGGCAATCTCTAGCCTTGCGGCGCAGAATGATGCCGCGCTACCTCTGGTTAAGCGGTTCATGCGCGTTCCGGGCGAAGGCGCTAGTAGCGACCGCGATGCCGCTGCGTATCGCGCGCTATTGCCCGATCCTAATTCTCGCGATGTCGGTAATCAGCTTCGCATTTCCAATATGCGCAATGCGGCATTGGCGGTGCTGCGCGCAGAGGGCTACAACACACAGAGTTACAACCCAAGTATGCCAGACCGCCGCGCCGACGCATGGGCTGAGCAGAATGTTTGGTCAGCCCCAGCTAGTAGCGATACGCCTAGTGCACTAGACCGCTCGCAGTTCCGCAATCCGGTTATTGATGACGGCCCATCGCAAATGAGCGTGAGCGGTGCGGGTGGCATGGCGAGCGAGACGATACCGGAAGGGATGCAGTTTGAGCACCGGATGTGGGTCAGGACGCAAGGGCCGACGGCTACGGCGGACGACTATGCCAATTTTCGCGCTGACCTAGATCAGCGATATGGTGCGCCCGCTCGCCCGCGCTCTGACTATATCCCCTATGGCCGCTATATGGAAAGTATGTTCCAGAGCGGCAACGGTGGGCGCTTGGAAACGACACTCCCGCCTCCGCAGCGTGAGCAAACCGATAACGAGCAGGCGCAGTCGCGTATGGTTGATAACCCCGTGGGCGCTGCTGTTGTATCGGGGCTGAACGCTGGCGGCGCGTATATCCCAGAATTGCTTGTCGGGAATGAGTTGGCGGCTTTGCGCAATGATTACCCCAACGCATCGCTGGGCGGGGAAATGCTAGGTTCAATCGGTGCCACTAGCGGAATTGCCGCACTCGGGCGCGGGCTTGTCGGTCAGACCGTAGGCCGCGCCGCCCCCAACCTTGGCCGAACGCTTCTGGAAGGCACTGCGCGAGGTGCGCAATTCGGGCGCAATCTAGCAACCGATGCCACATACGGCGCGATGTATGGCGGCTTTAGCGAGGGCGATCCGTTAACCGGCGCGCTTGAAGGTGCGGTAGGCAGCACCATCGGCCAAGGTGCGGCTAATACTGTCGGGGGCGCTATTCGCGGCCTTGTGCCCAGCCAAGCTGTCCAGACCTTGCGTGACCGGGGTATTCCCTTGACTGTGGGCCAGACTATCGGCGGTGCTGCTGACCGCATTGAACAGCGGGCTATGAGTTTACCCATCGCGGGCGATGTTATCCGCAACCGCCGCGCAGAGGGGCTGGACGCATTTAACATGGATGCCATGCGCGAGGCGGGCGCACCTATCCGCACTGTGCCGACAGCCGCTGGTGAGCAGGGATTGGAGCAATTGCGGGTGGGCAGGAATAATGCCTATAGCGCGCTTTCTCGTTATCCTGATGTGCCGATTGATAACACCTTCCGAGGTGATGTAAATGACGCGCTGAGAATGCCCAACGTCCCTGAAGATGTGCGCCTGGCAACGCAGCGTGTGGCTGAGGCTCGGCTTGGCCCCGTAGCGGGACAGCAGGGCTTTAGCGGCCCAATGTATCAGCAGCTAATTCGCTCACTACGCATGGCTCGCAATAAGGACCGCCCGACTAGCATAGGTGGGTTTGAAGAATACTACCGTAACGCGCTGTCTGACATCGAGGGTGGGTTGACCCGGCAGGTTGACCGGACTGGTGATCCTGGCCTTGTGACGGACCTGTCCGCAGCGAATACGGCTAACCGCAATATTGAGACTTTGGCTAATGCGGTACGCGCTGGCAGAAGTGGGGTAGCGACCGGCGAGATTGGCGGGTTTACCCCGTTCCAGCTACAGACAGCGGGCCACCAAACGGCTACGCGGTATCCCGGCCCGCGTCCATTCGCGGAATTGGCCGACGCTGCGCAACAGGTGTTGCCGCAAACCATCCCCAATAGCGCGACCGCCGACAGGGCCGCGCAAGGCTTGCTTGGCTTGTCTATTCTAGGCGGCGCGGGCGCTGGCTATGGCGGCGCTGATGAGGGCGGCGAGATTGGCGGCGCGGCTGAAGGTGCGGGCATCCCTCTGGCTGGTCTGTTGGCGCTTGCCGCTGGCGGGTCACGCATTGGGCAACGCGCTATGACTGGCGCACTTACCAACCGCAACGCAACTAGTCGCTGGCTTGGCGATCAAATCGCGCGTCGATCCGGCATTATCGGCAGTGCGTCATTACCGCTTGCATTCACGCAGCCGGAAGAAGAAGTCTATCCAGTCTCACCATTTCGTTACTAAAGGAATTTACTATGGCAATTAAGGCCACATATTACGGCAATATGCTCCCGCGCCAGAATAACTATGATACTGTGGAAGCACCTGGCGCTCAGTCTGGCGATGCTATTTCCGTTGCCAATGGTGCGGTATCTAGTGCTGTTGCATCGACTGGTATTTACAGGATAAAAGCGACTAGTGCTTGCACCATTCGTATTGGAACAAGCCTTGCCAATGCATCAGGCGGTGAGCCATGGGCAATTGAAGAAAAGGAATACCGCTATATTGTGGCTGGCGAGGTTATCGCCTGCGATGCGCCATGATTAGCCTAAATGCGGTTTATCCAATTGGTTTGGCGGTATGGCCTATTCCTGGGATGGGTGGCAGTGTTGCTGAAACATTCCGCTTTGCGCTAGAGGACGACAGCGGCGATGTACTGCTTGAAAGCGGCGATTATATTTTGTTGGAGATAGCATAAAATGGCCGATACTAAAATCAGCGCGCTCACTGCCGCTTCAGCCCTTGGCGGGACCGAGGAAATTCCGGGTGTGCAGTCGCTGGCGAACGTCAAGGTCACTGCAACGCAGATCAAGACGTTCACGTCTAATGCGCCGACGCTGGTGACGCCAGAGATTGGCGCTGCAACAGGCACCAGCCTGACCCTGACTGGAACGGTGCAGGCTGGGTCGTCCGGCGCGGTCCAGCTTTCGACCGATGTTAAGCTAAACAGAGACGCCGCCAACACACTAGCCCTCCGCAACAGCACCGCCGCGCAGGCGTTTAACGTGTATAATACTTACACCGACGCGAGTAACTATGAGCGGTTTGAGACGTTGTGGTCGTCCAACGTGCTTTATCTCTACAATAAAGCGGCAGGAACCGGAACTAACCGACAAATGACCATCGGTTCCCCCGTAAGCACTGCATACGATAACAAGATTGTGATTGATCCGGCAGCCGGTTCTAGTGGCGGCACAAAGACGCTTGAACTTTCCATCTGTGGGACAAAGTATATCGAAGTCAATAATGTTGGCGGCTCTTATAGAGTTGGCAGCACTGCTGGTCGCCCCCTACTGCTGCAATCGACGACCGCAGGTGTGGCCGTGTCTTCAAACTTTATGGAATTTGACGAAATGACCGCACCGTCCGCGCCTGCGGCTAATAAGGGGCGTCTATACTTTGCAGACAACGGCGGAAAGACTGCTGCGTATATTATTTTCCCGTCTGGCGCTGCCCAGCAAATCGCCATCGAGCCATGAGACACATAGCAACAATACCAGTGGAGCAAACAATGCAAGTCACCCTAACCGAAGAAGAAGGCCAGCAGATAGTCACGCTGTTTGACGCAGCCGTGAAGGCCAGCGGCCTGCAAGCCGCACTTGTCGCAGTCCCGCTGTTTTACAAGCTGCAAGCGGCGGCGAATGAACCAACCGAAGAAGTGGAGATTAGCTAATGGCCACCAAGAACCTGACCCTTAACTTTGCCGACGCCAACGAGGCAGACATTGTGGCCGCTTTGAAGGCGAGCGCTGCCACGGAACTTAACCCGACGCCGACTAAAGCAGAGGCATGGGCATGGTTTGAGGCTTGCTGCAAAGCATCGCTGCGTGACGTTGTGCGCCGCCACAAGATTGACGAGCGCGCCAAAGCACAGGCAGCCATTGTCGATGTGGATGTGACCTAATGCTTAGCATCCTCGCCGCCGCTGCTGTCGCGGCGCAACCCATCCCCGCTGACTTCGATCTGGCATCGCTGGAAACGCCTGTTGTCATTGAACAGCCTGTTTATCAGACTAGCGAAACGACCTATAGCAATGACCCCCGCGAAGCTACCGAATGGCAGGCTTACAATCGGGGTGTTGAGCAGCGGCGGATTGCCTTCCACGTTCTCAACGCTGGCGACCTTGCCACCACGGCCTATTGCTTGGAAGTGGCCGAAAACTGCGAGGAAGCCAACCCGATCTATGGCCAGCACATTGAACGGGTTGTCGTGGGCAAGGTTGCGCAAGCGGTGTTTTACGAACTGATGCTCGATCACTTGCGCGACAGCGGAAACCGCGATGCCGTGCGCCTGTTCCAGTGGATTAACATCACTATTTTAGGCGGTGTTGTCGTCTGGAATAGTACCGTCATTTTCTAAGGAGTGAATGCAATGTGCCCACCTGATCCCCCGCCGCTTGAACCAACCCCAACGCCATCACCAACCCCGGAACCAACCGAGCCAACACCGGGAAAGCGTCAAGGTGACTGACTGGAAAATCGCCATGATCTGCCTGCTGCCAATGATGCTTGGCGGGGCAAAGTTGCGGACGTGGGGGGCGCTTTTCGGAGCGTCCCTCGCAGCCCTGTTTGCGCCGTTTATCGCGGCCTTCGTGGCGATTGATATTGTGGCGGCTGCGGTAATCCTACGCCAGCCCTTAGGCATTGCACAGAGATTGATAGGCCTGCTGTTTGTAGGTATGGTATTCTTTGAATTGGGCTTTCTCATTTCCGAGGGGCACCAACAGGAATTGATGCTTTCGGGCTTGGCAGGATTAGGCTGGGCGCAATGGGTTATTCTAGCGGCTTGGGGGCTGTATGACACTTGGGGATATTGTAGTAGTCGCTTTGGCCCTAGTCGCCGTTCGCTGCCTGTTGCGGGGCGTGTTCAGTAGTGGCTCGGGCGACAATCGAGACATGGCTGAAAAACCACGCTTGGGCGATCCTGGCGAGCGCCTTCGCGATCTATGGGGGTTTCGTGACAGGTCAGACAACGACTGAGACGCGCCTAGCCATACTGGAAGGCAAGGTTGCGGAAGCTGATTTGCGCCTGGATGGCCGCAGTGACTTTATGGTCTGTGCAGTGCGGCAAATGGATCAAATACAGGATAGGCTAGACATTACACCGCCTTGTGCGCTAGATGTGGAGGATTGAGACAGTAAACCTACAGGGGAGGTCCAATGTCAAATCCCGGCCTGACTGAAGAACAAATGCGCGAGGCCTTGGCGCTACTTAAGGAACACGGCACATTATCAGCCGCCGCTAGGGAAAGCGGAATACACCGGGCAACGCTTGAAAACAGGGTCAGGCAGGCGCGCATTGCCTTCCCCGAATTTGCCGACATTGAACAGCGGGTGCCAGAAGGCCACTACGTCAAAGGCACTTCCACCCTATACGATGCCGACGGCACCATGCGGGCGCAATGGGTCAAGTCGTCAATCGATCAGGAACGGGCCGCAGAGGCGCGCAGGGACGCGCTGGAAGCCTTGCGGGCCACGTTACCCCGCGTTGACCCTGTAAGTGCTCCACAGGCCGTTATGGGCGATCTATGCAACCTCTATACTTTTACCGATTACCACCTCGGATGCCTCGCATGGCATCGTGAGGGTGGGCAGGATTGGGACTTGGACATTGCCGAGCGGATACTGGCCGCTGCCATGGGCGCAATGATCGAGCAAAGCCCCAATGCATCAATGGCAATCATCAATGTGCAAGGCGACTTCCTCCACACTGATGGCAAGCTGCCACTGACACCCACCAGCAAGCATGTTCTCGATGCAGACACGCGCTTTCCCAAATTGCGGCAGGCAGCGATACGCTTGATCCGCAACATGGTGACTTGGGCGCTGGCTGCACATCAAGACGTTCACCTTATCATTGCCGAGGGCAATCACGATGAGGAAAGCGCCGGGTGGCTAGTTGATGCATTCACGGTGATCTACGAAAACGAACCGCGCCTAACTGTGAACGATAGCCAATTGCCGTTCTACGTCTTTGAATGGGGTGATGTGATGCTTGGCGTTCACCACGGCCACAAGGTCAAGAACGAAAGCCTGCCGCTGCTGTTCGCCGCGCAATTCCCGCAAGAGTGGGGGCGGACAAAGAAGCGTGAGATCCACTGCGGCCACCGCCACCACAGGGACGAAAAGGAATACAACGGGGTGACTGTTATACAGCATCCAACCCTTGCAGCAAGGGATGCTTACGCTGCGCGCGGCGGGTGGATTGCCGACCGGGCTGCGCAGGCAGTGACCTATCACAAGAGATTTGGACAAGTGGGGCGTGTTATGATAAGCCCTGAAATGCTATCGGAGGTCGCATGACACTTCCTTACCACTGGTTAGGCATCAATGCCGATTACGACCCCGAGGTGCTCATGTCATATGAGATTGCGCGTCTATACGCTGCCGACATTGCGGGCCTCCTCCCCAGCTTTGAATGCATCCAAGATGACGAATGACTTTATCGCCCTGCAAGCCAAGTCTGATGACATGATGCGGCTGTTGCGCGCCGATGGCTATGGCGAAGCTGCCGATGTGATGCTGGCCTTGCGCAAGGAAGCCTTCGCCCGTGAACAGCGGCTGCAGACCATCCACCGCGCGCTGGCAGAAACGATAGGCCGAAGGGTGGAGAAAGACTAGTGACCCAACTAACCGAGCATTTCACGCTAGCTGAAATGACCCACTCAAACACCGCTGTCCGCAAGGGCATTCCGAACGTAGCGCCATCCAACGTGATTAAAGCCATGACGACACTATGCGAAAAGGTGCTGGAACCTGTCAGGGCGCACTACGGAAAGCCAGTTCGCGTATTCTCTGGATACCGCTCCCCCCGCGTGAATACCGCTGTCGGTGGCGCTGCCAGTTCGCAGCATTGCTTGGGTGAGGCGGTGGACTTTGTGGTGCCTGGCGTCTCTAATCTGGCGGTATGTCAATATATCATGCAGAATTTGGCATATGACCAAATCATATATGAGTTCGGTGAAGGCGGCTGGGTGCATTGCAGCCATGGACCACGGATGCGCAATCAGGAACTGAGCGCAAAGAAGCGCGGCGGCAAGACTGTTTACATTCCGGGCTTGGTCGCATGAAGCAGGTAATCCTAAAGTGGCAAGAAGCGGCCCTTTGCCTTGTCAGCAAGCCACTAAATGTGACGCCAACACTTCCCGATGCGAGCAGCTCTAATCGTCGATTGGTTAACGTTATACACTTTAGCGAGGGCGTAATGCGTCCTTTGATCAGACCGCATCGCCAACACATCGCTATCAGAAAGTTTGGAATTGGGATTGCGCGCACCGCAGGGGAATGTCCCATGACGGAGCGCGTCCGCCATGTTTTCCACCTGATCGCCCCAATAAAGATTGTCAGCACGGTTGTTTTTCAGATCGCCGTCCTTGTGGCAGCAAAGTTGCTTATCCTCTGGCGATGGCCCATTGAACGCTGCGCACACAAGGCGATGAACGCCCATCTGCCACCTCCGTCCAGGCCCATCACAAATGTTGACAACCCATCGCCCATCACTGCGCATGATCAACTTAACGATGCCGACTTTACCTCTAGTTCTGGCGGTGGTCCGCTTAATTCGCCCGAAGCTGGAAGCCTCGTAATTAACAATATCGGGAATTGCCCGCCATTCTTCTGCGGTGTATTCGTTGTCATCCATAGCGCGGTCCTTTCGCGTGGTGGTCAGGGCCGGGTTGCTGTTGTCGCAGCTTCTCGGCCCGCTTCTTATACCGCAATCAACCATTACTCGCAAGGTTTGGTGCGGATATGAGTATGAAAGAAACCATCACTCGAACTGTTGATACCGCGATCTGTTTTGTTAGCAAAACTTGGCGTCCAGTGACCTGCGTAGGCATCGCTGGCGGCGCTATCGTGAACCTCATCCTGATCCCGCTGGTCAATTGGGAAGTGCCAGACCTGACTGCCGCCGCTGCATACATCGCTGCAGCAACGGCTGCGTTCGGTGTGAGGGCCTTCGAGAAGTTCAAAGGCTTCGCAAGGGGCCATGATATCAATGGCTGATATCATCCCCTTTGCTGGCGCGCGTCAACGGCTGTCCGATATGGAAGCCCTACGCTCTGGCAAGGCCTTTTGCGGCAAGTGCTGGGACGACGAGCAATTTATGAGCATCCTTGTGCCGCATCGTAATTATGGCGAAGGCGATGACGTGCGCCTGCATTGCTACCAGTGCGGCGAGGAGTTTGGACAATGACATTCATCCTGACAGCCCTTGGCTTCCTGAAGCGCGCTCCTTGGCAATTATGGGCCGCTGTCGGTGTCGCCTTGCTGCTGTGGCGCGTTTACGAAGCCGGATACGATAGCGCGCAAGGCAAGTGCGATGTCCGCATGGCTGCTTATGTTGCCAGCGTCGAAGCCGCGCAAGTGAAGGCTGGCGAGGCGCAACAGGCGGTCAATGACGCAGCGCAAGCCCGTTACCAGGAACTAGCCGAAAGGTCCGACAATGAACACGCTCGCAATCTTGAAGCCGCTCGGTCTGATGTTGCTCGCTACATCGCTACTCACCGCCTGCGGCCCGCGTCCGATAGTAGTGCATCCGGCGAAGCCGATAGCGCCGCCGACGATAACGGTGCCGGAATTTCTACGCCAGTGCCCGCCGGAATTGTCGTGGGTGAGGCCGACTTGCTCGCCTGCACCGACCTCTACACCTACGCTGTGAGCGCGCATGATTGGGCGACTGGGCTTACCCCAGGACAAGAATAGCGGCGCTTGGCTGTCACGGCTCCCCCAATCCACGAATAGCGGCAACGGCCCGCGTGTGGGCGTGCTCTAGCCCTTCGATCCACAACGGCTCTGCAACCTCTGCGTTAAGCATTTCGACCATTGCAAGTTCGTGGCCGACAGCAAGCGCCGCCCGTTCCAACACTAGGGGAATGACCGCGCTCGCCGATGGTATGAACGTCGTCCAATTGCTCTGCCAGTTGGGCATCCTGCCGTTGGGGGCGTAGCCTTCGCACTCGCAGATCGCCCGCGCCACGGCTTCCACAAGATCAGTCATCACTTGTCCTCCAGCTTGGCGAGGATTGCGTCATCGATGCGACGGCACGTGCGGTCATGGGCCTGGTTAAATCCGCCTTGGTGCGAGGAAGCAACCTCCGCCGCCTCCCGCAACCCGCGCTCGTAGCCCCGCGCTTCGGCTGCTGCGGTATCGCCAATGGTGCCAGCGCGGTATTCGTTCCAAAGAGCAATCACGAAGTCCTGATCTGCGTAGCCCATCGGCTGCAACGGGTGCATACCACCAACCCCCGGCGAACCAAAGAACGGTTCATAATCCAGCCCAACATCTAATTCGCCGTAAGATATTAAGTTGCCCTGCGTTGCCGCATCGGACATCGCCTTCAAGTCAGTCATGTGCTTGTCCTTTCAGGTGTTCGCCTGCCTCGATGGCGTCGGCAATGTCGAGGCATTCGATCACGCCCATATCGGTGCGCCATTGCTCCCGCAGCCACGTCACGATGTGTTCGCGCTCCATCTGCACGCCGTCATCCCTCCCCTGTCGATACCAGTAGCGGTCCGGTGTCATGGCTGGTCATCCAGATGCAGTGTGTGATGCTCGCCGCTTTCAATGGCCGCTGCTTCTCGGAACAGACAACCGGCGTCGTAGTGGTCGAAACTGGAACCGACACGTTCGAGATAGTCGGCTCGCGCCCGCAGCCACTTCACAATGCGGCGCTCATAGGCGTTCAATTTAGCCATGGGGTTGCAAGTCCTTTATGATCTTGGTCGCACGTTCGACGCGATGCGGCATCCACTTTTCCGCGCCATGCTGCTCAATGCCGTCCTTCAATTCGAGCACGGACGAATAAAGGCGGCGAATGTATTCCTCTCGCGTCTCAAGAGCATCGCAGAGGATACCAATTGCCTTGATGGCCTCAGCCAATAACGTCCGTGTTTCATCCACCGGATCAAGGGCGGCCCATTCATCGGCTAGGGCTTGGCACAGGCCGTTGTAATCCATCATAACCGGGAACGGGCGCGGTTTGACGCTTACCGGCACAACACGGTCGTCCTTGTCGGCATGCGTCACTTCAACCATCGTCATTCTCCTGTAGCCACTGGCGGACGCGAAGGCCGGAACCTTCGCATTGACCGCACGGATATTGGACGTGCTCGCCAACTGGCATTGAGCAACATTCGCCAGATGGCAGCACATTGCCACAACAAACGGCCACCTGATCGTCAAAGCACCCTGCGCCGCCGCAATTAGGGCAAGCGATCCGTTCAACCTCGCTCATGCTTCACCTGCGCGAAGGGCGGCGATGCAGATGGCGATGGCGGGGGTTGCGGCTTTCCCATACTTCCGGCCATGCTTGAATAGGTGATCGGACCAGGGATGCATCGTCACTTCTGGCCGGTCAAACGTGCAGTCGATTGACGGACGCCACCCCTCCGGCACCAGCGTCATGGCGGCGTCGATGGATGACGTGACGGGGGCCGCATGAATATCCTTGGGCCGCTTCTTGCCCCAGTTCTGCATCCATCGCAGGTCAGCAATCGCCGCATCCAACTCCCGGCTCGCCCCCTCAGCCGCTTCCAGCGCGGCGATTAGTTCATTGGTCATGGCTTCCTCCATGCTGTTCGAGTGCGGCGCGGGCGACTATATCCTCATGCTCCGGCCTTACGTCTGACAGATCGACATACAACCGCACTACCTCCACCAGCCCCGCCTTATCGGCCTCAAGCGCGGTGATGCGGGCGGCGGCTTCGGTGAGGTCAGACAAATCGCTTGTCAGGCCGTGTTCGCCCCACAATGTCAGCCTATTCACAAGGTCATCCATCACAGTTTCTCCGGTGGGGTGGGGAGGGGTTGCCAGTGGGTGGGCGTATCGGCGTGCATCCCATTGCAGGGCACGCGATCATCGCTTTCGTCGTCACAGCAGCCGGTAGGAGTAAGGTCAAAATCATCCACGAAGCGCCACTTGAATGTTGGCTCGCTGTCCTCCCACCAACCAACTGAAACACCGTGACTGGCAGCAAGAATAATTGCCGTCCCATCTCTCGGCGCAGTCTCAATCGGCTGCCATCCCTGCGGCGCTTCCCGCTGGTTCCATGCTGTGAGAACGCTCTCGCAAGTCGCCACCATCAGCTTCCCGTTCGGGCTTTCAGGATCGAAGGCGCGCGTTTCTTGCCGTGTCTCATAGCCGAATTGTGGGGCCAGTTCCTCGTAGGTTTCGTGAAACAGTCTGGCGAGTTCCGGCCCGCTCATGGCAGCACCCGATAGGCGATGATGTCGGTAGCAGACGCCGCCTTGAGTTGATCCCAAACAAGCCCCGATGCGCGGAACGTGCGGAACTTGACGAAGTCCATTGAAGCCGGATCAGTGCGATACCGCACAACAACAAACACATCCCCATCAACCGGACACTCGCCACCATGCCACTCGATCCAGCCATCGGGGGCGGGCTTGTTGTAAAAATCCTCTAGCGACACCCACTCGCCGTCAAGCGTGATTACTTTCCCGTAATTGGCCAGATCGGCCATCCATTTGTGCGCGCTAGAAACTTCCACAGCTCGCGCCTCCAATTCCGCTATCCGCGCCTGCATGGCCTTCGTTTCGGGCATGTGTGGATGGGCGGCGATGAGGGCGATTATGCAGCGAACCTCAAGGCTGGGGTGCGATGGATCACAAGCCCAATACACTTGGTGAGCCTCCCGATACTGCTCGAAGTCAGTCGCAGGCGCATTGCACTCGGCAAGCATCGCGACAGCTTCGGGGGTGTAGCGGATATTGGCAGCGTCTAGCAGCTCGGTGATTTGGTCAGTTTGCATTGGTTGGTTCCTTCCGGCGGTAGCCAACTCGATCCCAGTCTGCGGTCGGATTGTAGCAATGGGTTCCATGCCCCCAGCCATAGCCGCACAGGTGGTATGTTTTACCGTCGCGGCAGAGGTAAGGGCCTCCGTCCCAATCAAGCGGCGGCTCCTTGCCCCCATGCCAAGGGACAAAGCCCAAGGCGCGAATTTCGTCGTCGGTCACGTCCCTGCTCCAATTCTCTTACGCGCCCTGCCCGCTTCGTGGGGCGTCAACACGCGGTCTGTTTCAAGCTGGCGGATCATTGGCCGAGGGCCTTGGCGATGGCGGCTTGGCGAAGGTGGTGGACTCGCGTGGCTTGCCCATCAGCGGCATTTAGAAGGCCAACCTGATAGAGAACCTCCGCCTCTTGCAGCGCCTCAAGCAAATCCGGCGCGGCTGCGGCCAGGCGCTTGTCCGCATCGGTTCCGTGCAGCCCGTCATCATTGACGGTGTAATAGAGGACGAAATCGCCACCCTGACGCCAGAGGAAATTCCGCCGCCATTCCCAACGATCAGCCATCACAATTCCTCCCATTCAGCTTGAAGTTCAGCCCAGCGTTCCTCGCCAACCTCTGCACGATGGGCCGCGGTGATGGCGTCCAGCTTGGCAATGGATGCGGACAGTTCGCTGGTATCGATCTGGTGGGGCGCGTTCATGCCGCACCTCGCACAAATGCACGGTGGCCAGCGTCCAGCTTGGCGGCGTATTCTGCCTGCCATGCCTTGCTGTCGAACAGCGCAGGGCTGCTTTCCCATTCGTGGCCGCTGTGGGCCTCGTGGCTGTAGCAAGCCTCGTGGAACGCTTCCTCAGCGTCCAGGGCTGCAAGAAAGTCCTCGATGTAGCCGATGGCCTCATCACGCGCTTCCGGGCATTCCAGGGCGCAGCCAGCATGGCAGGCCAGTTCCGCATCGCTGCTATCAGCGAACGATTGCAGGCAGGCGTTTTCCAGCGCGGTGCCCTTGCAGGCCTCCCAGCGTTCGGCCCAGCTTGTCAGGCCAAGGAAGGTGAAAAATGAGGTATCTGCATTTGTCATGGCGTGTTCCCTTTCGATGCCCCACTTGTCCCATGATGCAACAAGGGTGTCAACTGGAAAAATGCAGCTAAGGCGAAAATAATAATTCATGCAATTTAACGCTTGCCATCCCGCAAACGATATGGGACAAGGATGGTATGAAAACAAACCCGCTTATAGAGGCCCTTGGGGGCACTGTCGCGCTGGCTACCGCACTGGGGGCTGATCGTTCAACCGTTGCCAATTGGCACGCAAGGCCGATCCCTTGGCGGCGCAGGCACGATATTGCTAAGCTGGCAGCTGAGCGCGGTGTTCCATTACCAACGGATTATTGGGAGGATGGCAAGTGACCCTATACCTATCCGGCCATCGCGTTCCTTTCATGCCCATGCGTGTGGCAAGGGCGGCTAACGATAATGGAGAAAAGCCATGTATGAAGACGAACCGCCCGAACAAGAGTGCGGCCTGGACTATCTCGTGATAACCGTATGGCTGGCCATCTTTAGTGGCATCATCGGTTTCTGGTGGGCGGTTTACAATTTGCTAACGGGGGCGTGGTGATGGAATTAGGCCACAGGAGCAGTATGGAAATGGCGCGGGTATTGGCCACCTATATGGATTGCCCGCGACAAATCAGACACGCGATCATGGGTGAATTTGACAAGTCCCCATCGCTCACTACCATCGAGAATATGCGCAAAGCCTATTTGGCCGACAAGCCTGAGCCAGAGGCAATCCGCAAGAATGATGGCTATTACCCTGGCGATATCAGCCGCAGCCTAGAAGAAACCAGCAAGCGGTTCCTGGCTAGAATTGAGCGGGAACGGATGGCATCAGCGATCAAGAGCGGGCGTGCGCTAGAGTTTCGCAATCCCGCCTGGCAACGCTCGGCCGCATAGCCACACCCCAAAAGCCTGCCAAGCCGCGCCAGCGCCCAATGCGACACACGCAAAAGCGCCAGCAGCTTGGCAGGCCAATAGATATTCCTGCTGCCCGTCCTGCCATGACGACAGCGTATGGTTTGCCCGCTCCAGTTCTCGTTACGCTTAACCTTTAGCTTGATCGTGTCGCTGATCATTGCCCCGCATACTGTCAAAGCGGCCATGGATAGCCCGCCGGGGTCTGCGCCAATCATTCTAGCGCGCGCCATAGCAAATCGCTCCAGGATAGGAGGCAGAATGCCGGGCAATAACGCAGGAGGGACGGCCTTTGCCCAGATATCCACCGGGTCATCGCCAGGATCATTGTCCGAAGCTGGCTCTGGCTCGTTAGGCGCTTCTGGCTCTGGGGAAGACAAGCAAGGCGGACCGCGCAAGATATCAGCAACAGCATCATGGCCATCCGCGCTGGCGAGGTCGTTAAAGTCGTCATAAGGGCCTGGAGGAAAATAGACAGGGGCTAATAATTCGCGGCCAAGCGCGATCATATCGGCTGCTGCCTTGCGATCCGCCGCAATGACAAATGGCAAGCCAGCGTCCGCAAATTCGCGCGCCATTTCCTTAACGCCGTTCGCGCTAAAGGCCACGCACACCCGATCGGCCACGCTTTCGTAGATACTGGCAGCGGTGGCGAAGCCTTCGCAGATAATCGAGCGGCCTACCGCGATGCCAAAATAGAGACGCCCACCCTTCACGGGGGCTGCGAATTGGAATAGCTTTGCGCCATCTCCAGCAATGGTCTGGACGGATTGGATATCGCCGCCCCGATCATAGACCGGGATTAGTAACAGCGGGCCTTCGCTACGCGCCATATGCGGGCGGATGCCCTTACGTGCAAGATAGGCGTTGGCGGCTGGGGCTGGCTCTGCGGCTTCCCAGCGGCTGCGAGCCTGTATGATGGCGGCTGCGATTTCGCGTTCGCGTGTTTTGTCTCGCTCTTTGATCGCTGCTTTTGCGGGCGCGTCTAGTTTGTAATCGCCAGCGCCTAGCCTGTCGATCGCCTCGGCTGCGTTGACACCTTGCGTCTCGGTGATGAAATCCACCACATCGCCATGAGCGCCGCACCCAAAGCAATGATAATGATCGTCATAGACCTTAAAGCTAGGCGTGCGCTCTTGATGGAACGGACAGCAACCCTCGTGGACGTTGCCCTTGCGCTTTAGCGGAACCACTCCGCCTATTACGTCTGCAATCTTGATCCTGGCCTTAATCGCGTCAAAGTCGAATTTGCCAGACCCACTATTGCCCGCAGCTTTGCCCGCGCCCCCTCCTGTCGCGTTCATTGGCCATTATCCCTTGCGCTAAGAACGTGGCGGATTTGAAACACTCGCAATTCCGGCACATCGTCCGGCCATTGGCTGACCGCTTGCGCGGTAATTCCTAGCGCATCAGCCAGCGCCTTGGCGCTTCCAAATGCGTCTATAGCTTCCTGTTTGGTCATATTTTCCTCGGCTGTTTGGATATTTTCAACATTAGCACTAAAGCAGGCTTGACTGGCTATGTAAAGCCTGCTTTAGTGGCAATCGCAGGTTGTTGATCGCGGCCCCTGCCCGCACAAGCCCAATGAGGTGCAGCCGATGAGCATATTGTCTCAAGTATCGAAGCCCGAAAAACGCCTGCCAATCATCACGATCTGCGGCGATGCGGGCACAGGCAAGACCAGTCTTGCTGCCACTTTCCCCTATCCTATCTTTATCCGCGCCGAGGATGGCGTGGGCCGAATTGACAAGTCAGTCCAGCTACCGGATGCTTTTCCGGTGGTCCACTCGATGGCCGATCTGGAAGAACAGCTGATTGCGCTCTTGCGTGAAGATCACCCCTATCAGACGCTTGTGATCGACAGCGTGTCGAAGCTGGAAGAGATATTCATCCGGGAAATTCTCGAAAAGGACGGGCGCGCCAAGGGCATCAATCAGGCGCTAGGGGGTTACGGCAACGGGCCAGCCGCAGTTGCTGCGATGCACGGCCGCGTGCGCAAGGCCGCCGGGCTGCTGAATGAGCGCAAGGGAATGGTCGTGGTGTTTATCAGCCACGCTGATCTGGAAACTATGCGCCTCCCCGACGCGGACGATTACCAGCGTTATAGCTTGCGGCTGATGGCAAAAAGCATTGCGCCTTATGTCGATGATGTCGATTTGGTCGGCTACGTGCGGCTGGTCTCGGCCATGCGTGGCGATGAAGGCGAGCGCAAAAAGGTGATCAGCAATGGCGACCGCGAACTGGTGTGCCACGCAACCGCCGCGAGCGTGAGCAAGAATGGGCTGGGCGTAACCGAGCCGCTGGATTTGCCGCCCGGCACCAATCCGCTGATCGAGCTGATCTATGAAGCAAAGCCTACCGCAGGGCAGTCGCCAGCGAAGGCTGAAGCGAAGCCCGCCGCCAAGCCAAAGGCCGCGACAAAGCCCAAGGCCGAGCCAGAAGCCGAACCGGATGCTGACGAGGGCGAGATTGACACGGATGGTGTCGATCCTGCCGACTTTTCCTAACCACAATACGGAGTAAATAGCATGAGTGATTTCTGGAACACTAGCGATGGCGAAAGCGCCACCGGCACAGGCAACGAATACGAACAGCCTAGCGGCAACATCGACCCGATCCCCAATGACAGCAACGTGCTCGCCTTTATCGCGGTGGCGAAGTGGGCAGAGGACAAGGATTTCAACAAGTACATTGAACTGGAATGGACCGTCGAGCAGCCCCAGGAATATACCAATCGCAAGATTTGGCAGAAGCTGTGGCTAAAAGATCCCGACCCGCGCGCAAAGACGCCAGAAGCTGCGGCGAAAAAGCGCGACAAGGCCTTGCGGATGCTCGCAGCAATCGACGCGAACTGTGGCGGCAAGCTGGCGCGATCAAGCGGTGAGCCTGACAATGACGATCTGGCGATTGCGCTGCAAGCCAAGCTGATGACCATCAAGGTGATGGTATGGGAAATGCAAGGCAGCGACGGCACCCAGATGCAAGGCAACTGGATTGCTGGCGTATTTCCAAAGAGCAAGGGCGTGAAGGTTAACCCCGACGCGCCCAAGCCATCTGCCAAGCCCGCTACGAAGGCTGGCGCCACGGTCGACGATGAGGATATTCCTTTTTGACCAGTTGAGGGGCTTCTGCCCTTCCCGGACCTCCGGCGGAATTTCCCCCCTTTCGCCGCCGGGGGCGAGGATAAGCGCAGATTGAATATCGCTAACGAGATATCGCCGGATATCGCAGGCAAACAGGAGAATGGCATGATCGAGCAAGGCACCCCCGAATGGTTTGAGGCGCGCAAGGGCCGCGTGACTGGTAGTATGGTCGGCGCAATCCTGGGCCTGTCGCCATTTATGACGCGTGCCGACGCTATGCGCACGATGGTGCGGGCGGCAATTGGCGCAGAGCCTGAATTTACCGGCAACGTGGCCACGATGTATGGCAGCCAAAACGAAAGCGGCGCGGGTTTTGAATACACCTTGGAGACGTTGCACGATATCCAAAAGGCATCGTTTGTCGAATATGAGGATTGGCTAGGAGCCAGCCCTGACGGTTATGTCGGCGGGCATGGCTTGATCGAGATTAAGTGCCCTTACGGCCTGCGAAACGCAGAAGCCCCGGTGCCGTTCAAGTCGATTAACGATCAGCCGCATTACCACGCGCAAATTCAGGTGCAGCTATTCGTGACAGGCCGCATGTGGTGCCATTTCTGGCAATGGGCACCCAAGGGCGCGAAGCTGGAGACCATCAAGATTGATCCGGGCTGGCTGGATGAGCATTTGCCGATCTTGCGCCAGTTCTATGCCGAGTATTTGGATGAGGTAAAGCACCACGCCTCGGATCATTTAGCCCCTAAGCGGCAAGAGATTGACACGCCAGAAGCCGCGCGCATGATAGGCGAGTGGGACGCGATTAACGAGCAGTTGGAATTGCTGGCAGAGCGCAAAAAGGATTTACTGGCCGATATGGTGAAGCTGGCTGGGGAGAAAAATTCCCTGCTTGCAGGCCGCAAGCTGACCTTTACCGAGCGCGCTGGCAGCGTGGCTTATGCGAAGGTGGTAAAGGATCACTGCAAGGGCGTGGACCTGGAGCCATATCGCGGCAAGCCATCAACATTTTGGCAGGTGAGGTGATTTGTGAAACTCCGCCCCTACCAGTCCAAGGCGTGCGATGCTGCGTTAGCGTTCCTGCGTAGATCGACAGAACCATGCTTGATTGACGCCGCCCCGGCTGCGGGCAAGTCGTTTATGATTGCCTACATCGCGGCGGAGCTTCATCGGATCAGCGGGGGCAAGCGCGTTCTATGCCTTGCCCCCAATGCGGAACTGGTAAAGCAGAATTTCGAGAAATATCTGTTAACGGGTGAGCGCGCTTCTATTTTCAGCGCCAGCGCTGGCGTCAAATCCACCCGCAATTTCGTGGTGTTCGGCACGCCCGGCACCGTCAAGAATAGCATCAGCCGATTTACGCAGGTAGGCGCTGGCGGCTTTTGCGCGGTAATTGTCGATGAGGCCCACGGTATCACGCCGACCATTCAAGCGATCATCAACGCCATGCGCGATGCCAATCCGGCCTTGCGCGTGCTAGGATTGACGGGCACGCCATATCGCTTAGGCAGCGGCTATATTTTCAGACTGTGGCCAGAGGATGACAAGGGGCACGCTCATGCCAATGGCGATGATGTCACCCGCGATCCTTACTTTATGCAATGCGCCTATCGCGTCAGCGCACGGGAAATGTTGGATGGCGGCTTTATCACGCCGATGCAAATCGGCCAGATCAACGAGGCGGCATACGATACCAGCGAAGTGGTCCTGTTGCCTAACGGGACGCTGAACCACGATACGGTAGAGCGCGCGTTTGAAGGCCATGGCCGCAAGACCTCACGCATTGTTGCTGATGTGATCGAGCAATCACGCACGTGGCCAGGAGGGGTGATGTTGTTCGCCGCTACCGTGCGCCATGCCCACGAAATTATGGCCAGCTTGCCGCCGGATAATAGCGTGATAGTGACAGGCGAGTGTGGCACCGCAGAGCGCCGCAAAGCGATCAAAGACTATCGCGATGGCAATGTGCGCTATATCGTCTCGGTCGGCACGCTGACGACAGGCTTTGACGTGGCGCATACAGGCACGATTGCCTTGTTGCGATATACCGAAAGCGCCGCGCTGTTGCAGCAGATCATGGGCCGGGCTTGGCGCTTGCACCCCGACAAGCCCGAAAGCCTGTTGCTGGACTACGCCGAGAACGTGGAGCGCCACTTTCCTGATGGTGATATTTACAACCCGCAAATCAAAGCCGGGAAAGCTGGCGGTGGCGGCGGTGCTATTGAAGCAACCTGTCCTGATTGCGCGTTCATCAACGAATTTAGCCTAAACCCTGATTATGCTGATTATAGATATGACAGCCACGGCTATGCGCTGGATACCTTTGGCGAGCGGATCGAAACGGATTTTGGCCCGATGCCAGTCCACTACGGGCGGCGGTGTTTTGGCCACGTTCCCAGCGCCATTGAGCGCGGCAAGATGGAGCGTTGCACCTATCGCTGGACTGGCAAGGATTGTCCTGAGTGCGGCGAAAAAAACGACATTGCTGCGCGCTACTGCTACATCTGTAAAGCCGAGATTATAAACCCGAATGACAAGCTGGTTGCCGACTTCAAGTCGCGGAAAAAAGACCCCACCCGCCTGCAAACCGACGTGGTAGTGAGTATGTCGGTAAAAGAGGGTGTTAGCGCAAGGGGCAATAAGACCGTGCGCGTGGACTGGGTAACGCCATATCGCCAATTCGCTACGTGGTTCCAGCCTGAAGGGCGACATAGTAGGGCGCTGGGCGAGTGGGCGCAATTCCAGGTAGCGACTAGAAACGGTCAGCCAGAGACGATTACATATCGCAAGGATGCGGACAGCGGCTTTTTCAGGATTATCGCATACAATCAGGAAGCGGATAACATGCCCGAAAAGGTGGCGCCACCTAGCCAGCAAAGGGTCGCCGCATGAAATTCCACCCGAGTATTCCGGTCTATGGCGACTTGACGTTTCGCGGCAAATGCCCGGCTGAGCATGTCGAGCAGGCCAGCTTTTTCAATAAGCTGAGGCGGGAATATCCAGACAGCTATGGGTTGATTGCTATTCACCCACGCAACGAGGGAATGCTATCAGGCGGGCAACATCAAGCAATGATCCGCCACAAAGCCGAGGGCATGAGCAAGGGCGCGTCGGATATTGTCGTGCCCGGATCGCCTAGCTTTATCTGCGAACTGAAGCGGGCGAACCATACGCTGTCGTCATGGCAGGACGGGCAGCAGGAATATCTATTGGCCTGCCAAGCGGCTGGCGCTTTTGCGTGTGTCGCATTGGGCGCTGGCGCGGCTTGGCAGGCTTTTGGTGTGTGGCTATGCGGCCGAGCGTTGCCAGGCGGGGTTGCGGAACTCTAGTACACGCCCGCTCTTGATCGCTGAGGCCATGCGCTCCCGCTCAATTCTGGCCAGGAACCGCTTGCTGGTTTCTTCCATGCTGCGGCTGATATCGCCAGGGTAATAGCCATCATTCTTGCGGATCGCCTCTGGCTCGGGCTTGTCGGCCAAATAGGCCTTGCGCATATTCTCGATGGTAGTGAGCGATGGAGACTTGTCAAATTCACCCATGATCGCGTGTCTGATTTGTCGCGGGCAATCCATATAGGTGGCTAGCACTCGCGCCATTTCCATGCTGCTTCTATGGCCCAATTCCATCACCACGCCCCCGTCAGCAAATTGTAAACTGCCCACCAGAAAGCGATCAAGCTGCCCAGCATAATCCACCAGCAGCCCGCCGCGAGATAATCAGGGCCGCACTTTTGTTCTGGCGGTTCATCTTCATACTCTGGCATAATCTTTCCCTTCTATATAATCACCCCATTGCTCAGCCATTGCGTTTGCAATTCCTGGCAGAGTGCGACTGCGTTCTTTCCACCTGTTCGGTCCGGGCGGCATCCGGTGGATACGTTCTTCACGCCCATCGACAATGTTAGTAGCGCGCAGCTTGGGAAGGTTTTTCAGCCACAGACAGGTGCGCTTTACCTCCCCATGGCCGAAGTGATAAGGATGGAATGTCTGATCCGGCTTGCGGATATGGCTGGAAATGACGCTGACAGGGTTTTCCAGCGCGATATGCTTGATCGGCGCGTCCAACATGCGGCGCACAAAATCGAGTGCGAGAGCCTGGCGACCATCCGCAATCTTTGCGGCAAAGTGGCGGGCACCAGAAACGGCCAGATCAGTGCAGGGCGGGTGCGCAATGAGCAAATCCCAGCCATCACCGATGATGTCGAACACATCGCCCTGATAGTGCCAGCGCGCATCGCCTTCTGTCGGGAGCAGATCGCATGACCATGCATCAAAGCCGCGCGCCCGGAACGCATCGCGCACCGTGCCGGAATGCTCGCAGCATATGAGAACGCGAAGGCTCATGATTCACACATCCGTTCAAGTAGGAGTTCGCGTGCGCCGTCTTCGCTGGCTGTCGGCGCTTGGCCAAATAACTGAGAATAGGCGGCGAAGATTTCGACTGCGGTTAGGTCGGAAAGTTGCAGCTCTAGCACTCGCCCCGCATCGCTGCGGGGGAGGCTATTTATCAGGCTCTTTTCCAAAACAAGGGACAAACCGTTAAAGAGTGCTGGCAAGGGCCGGAGCATGGGCAGAAGCAAGGGCCGGGCTTTATCCGATTCGACGTGCCCGCGCATGAGCCGCTATCGGAAGACACTAAGAAGCCAACTAACCGAAGGCCGAAGGACCACAGCGAACTGATGCCTTTTATGGAGGGACTAAAATGACTATCGGCGAAGTAATTCAGGCGCTTCGAGACGCCGACCTAACAGAGGACGCGGAGACCAACATTGGGAGGATTGCCGTAAACCGAGCGGCCTTCATCAAGATAACGGCCTACGGCCTGGACGAGAATCGTGGCGATATATTCGGGCTGGAAGAGGAGGATGAAGAATCGTGAGCAATCCACTTTGCCCACTCTTAATTGTCGGCATGTCCTTCGCGTTTATCACGGTGATAGCGCTGGTTTTTATCATCAGGCGAGTCGTTATCCACCACCTAGATAAGGACCGCGAAGATAATTATTACGGGAAATAGTTGACAATCCCACATCGCCCCACATTGTCCCGCTTAGACCCACATAGCACATGAGCACGAAACGCATAGACAACCGAATCAAGGTTCAGCCTTCAGAAAAGGCGTACCCAAAGCTTCTAGAACTGGCCAACAAGAAAGAGTGGAGCTTGCCCAAGACCGGCGAGTACCTGTTCGACGTTGCGCTTGGGATCAAGAAAGCCAGCAAATGAAAGAGGCTCCCTTCACCTACCCGGAGGATAGTAATACGCCCGACGTGTGGCGCTGCTTCTGTTGTGAAGAGGACTTCACCGACGACACGCTGCTCACCACTCGCGATGCCTGCCTTGATTCTAAAGGCGGCTTCGGTCAGGTGAACATCTGCTACGAGTGTCTTCCCGAGTGGAAGCTCGATAACGAATAACCAATTTGGGATGAATGGCGCAGCCGAATTCTAGACAGACTTCGCCGCAGTAATCCCCGAACACCGGCAATGGCGGTAGCCGCACTACACAAGCCAGCAATGGCCCGCCACCTATTTAACATGAGTAACGAAATCACAGTACAGCCAGCACCAGGAACACTGCCCGCACTGATGCAGGCTGCTATGCAGAATGGAGCTGACCCCTCTTACCTGCGCGAGTTACTTGCGGTGCGTCGTGAATGGCAGGCGGACGAAGCGAAAGCGGCTTTCAATAAAGCTGTATCCGAGTTTCAGCGCCGTGCTCCTATTGTTGAAAAGCTCGATGTAGCCTATGATAAACCATACGCCAAGCTCGACCGCATCTGGCGCACTATCCGTCCTCTTCTAACAGAGCTTGGATTGTCTGTTACTTGGCAGATATGCGAAGTGCGGGATGCGTTAATCCATGTTGAAGGCCAGCTCAGGCATATGGATGGACATGGGGAGAAACTGACTATGGACCTAACAATTCCAGAGGCCATAAAGGGTATGAATAAGGCTCAGCAATTAGGATCGGCCCATAGCTATGCTAAGCGCTACGCGATGTGTGGTGCGCTTGGTGTTGTTACCGGCGAGGATTCTGACGATGATGGCAATGGTGCGGGTACGGTCTATGTCACTGACGAACAGGCTGAAGAAATAGACCAATTGGTACAGGCTTGCCGTGGACTTAATGACTTCAAGGAGCCTGTGTTTTGGGCGCTATTCGAGGCCAAGGTTCCGCAGGAGATCAAAGCCGACCGATTCGAGCAGGCTAAGAATGCGCTGAAGAAGAAGCTTAAGGAGTCGTCCAAGTGAAAACGCTGGATGTGGAGCAACGCTCGGAGCAGTGGTATGCCGCACGTCGCGGAATGCCTACGGCGAGCCGCTTTGATATGATACTTACGCCAGCCAAGGCTGAGCCAGCCAAGGCCCAAGAGACGCTAATAAACGAGCTGCTTAGCGAGTCTATTCTGCCGCCGCAGAAAGGTGTAATAAAGTACACTTCGGAGGAGATGTTTGAGGGAATGCGTTTAGAGGGTGAGGCCCGCTGTGCCTTCGATCTTGAGTACGCTAAGGGGCCGGTGTCTGAGGTTGGCTTTGTGATTCACGAGTCGGGTATGTTTGGAGGATCCCCTGATGCGCTGGTTGGCGATGATGCAGGCGCAGAGATTAAGGTGCCATCAGGTCCGGTTGCCATAAGCTACCTTCGCGCCGGTATTCTCCCCGTGGAATACCGCTGCCAGGTTCACGGGTACATGATCGTGACTGGTCGCAAGGCTTGGCATTTTTTCTCGTACAGCAGAAGCCTGCCAGCATTTCACCTGCTGGTGCATTGGGATGAATTCACCGATAAACTACAGAAAGAACTCTTCAATTTCTCAGAGAAATACAACAAGGCCCGCGTTCAATTCGGGATACAACCTTTAGGAAACAAATAACATGGGACGAAAAATATCACTCTCACACAAACGCTCCGCGATCAAAGCGAACTGGTTCCGCAAGGCTACCAACGGCACGGAGGAATACATGGATTTCGATGTGTACGAGAACGACGTGCCGGACAAGTACGGCAACCACTGGAGCGTTAAGCAGACGCCGCCGAAGGCCATTCGGGCAGACATGAAGCAGAAGGGTGAAAAGATTCCTTACTGCGGGAATGGAAAAGAGTGGGATCGCAAGCCGCAAGCTGGTGCGCCAGTACCAGCCCCACAGGGCGGCAAGCCACCTAGCCCGACAATCGACGAAGACGTGCCCTTCGCGCCCATCTGGCTCTAACCCCCAGCCCTAACCGCGCCCCCATGCGCAAGACTTACACATGAAACGTAAACTTTCCCGCAGTAAACCAAAACCAAAATCAGCTCCATCCATGAACATCGACTCCCTTACCATCGCCGAAGCGCGCCAGATCGCCGCTTTGTTTTCCAATCTGCCAGCGCCGACAACGGCGAACGCATCGTCCACTGCTAAACGCCCCATGGGCCAGAACATCGTCGTCCTTGATCGCGGCTTTGTGTACGTCGGCGAGGTGTCGCTCGACGGTGATTTCGTCTTCATCACGAATGCGAAAAACATCCGCTATTGGGGCACTAAAAACGGTCTTGGCGAATTGCGTTACGGGCCACTG